GTCCAGTTTCTATCTGTTATTGCCCTTCTTTCTAATGTATCAGCGGTGGCAAAGTTACCTGTACCTTCCGCCAAAGGCGTAGACTTAGCATACGCCAGGTTTGGAGAGATTAGTACCATTGATAATACTGTTACTGTTGATACTAATGCAGCACCAAATCGGTTTATTGTCGTCATATTGACCTCCTTGTGGCGGCAACATGAATTCTATTATACGGGAATATTACGATATGGTCAACGATTTTGGATAATTTACTATTTCAATCATATTATTATACAAAGTAATGTAAGGTCTGAGGTAGTAGTTACCATTGTGCTTAACGAGACAGTAAAATGTAAACATTACTTCTTGCCACGACGTACTTTAAGTGGAGATTTACCAATATTTATTTTGCCATCTTTATGTTCTGGATTAGTAATTCCTCCGCCACCCTGCTTAATAGTTTCGGTAGTAATTACATTATTCATTTAAAAAAAGATCCGCCCCAGAATTTGCCCATCATATCATCATCGTCACTTGGATCATCATCTTCATCATCCATTGATGCATTAACATATCCGTCTGGGATGGCTGCAAGTCGGCATTTGCCCTCTGGATGAACTAAGTAAGAAAGAATAGCACATCCTAGTTGCCCATCTTCTCTTTCAATATGTAGAGAGCAGTTGGAGCATTTAACTCCGATTTGTGCGTCTTCATTATCTCCTGGACCCTCGTATCCAACCCAAATACTAGATGTTCCTTGGTCAAACGGGCCAAATCTTTCTGCAATAGAAACCATTGCATCGTGATATGCTTTTTCTTCTTCTGTCAATTCATCATACAGGTCCATAATATATATTATACCACCGTGCTCATTCTATCTTTCATTATTTTTTATAGTATTAAGCACTATATCGTATATTGCTGTCCATACATCTGTATTATTAAATATTCCATCAATTGTTCCTAGAAGGAATTCTTTTTTATCGCCAAATTCTTCTGAATAATTTATTTTACTCAAAAGTAGGTCCATAGATATCCCATTTTTATTTTTAAAATTTTCTAAACTATCTAAATCCTTAGCGCCCCACTCGCCAAAGTACTCCCCTGAAAATGTTTCATAGAATATTTTTATGTCTCTTTTTACTGATTCTATTTTTATTCTATTTCTCCAGTCAGAATCTGATTTAGTTAATACTTTTTCTAAATGAAACATAGGATTATAATTTAATGATACTAATTTATGTCCTCTAGATATTAATCTTAAAGAAAGTACTGATTCTTCTGAGAAATAAAATAATCGTGGGTCAAATCTAACTTCTTCAAAAACAGATCTTCCTGAGAATAAATAGTACCCGCATAGAGCCTCCTGTTCTACATAATCTAAATTCTTGGGTATTGGCTTTGCGTCTACAAATATGCCATTAAAAAACAAACTATATGCCTCACCTGGCACAACATCTTCATGTATTACTAATTTATTATCAACTATAGTTGACCATGGAAGATGTTGAGATACTACTACATCCTGATTAAATTTATTTTTAACTTCAATATATCTATCTAGAAGTTCCTTATCCCATCCAGGTGAAAATACCATATGAGGATCAATGCTTAAAACATATTTTTCTTTTATTTTTTTTGGTATGGATAGAGATCTTCCATACCCAACGCCCCTGGGCATGGTTAAAATTTGATTTACAATTATATTTTTATTCTCTGGTAATTTTGCAAAGTTCCCATCAGATCTTTGATCCACTATAGAAAAATTTATATTATCTGGAAATATTGCGTTGTCTAGGCAACTCTCTACAGTTTGGGATATAAAATTTTCATCCTGACCAGCCATCGCTATCAATATATTATTTAACATAATTAAACAAACCACCTAAACTTACCATCGCAATTTATTGCATGTCCTTGGATAGTAATTCTTCTATCTCCTAAATAATATTTAACTGTTGGAGTTACTTGATGTGGATATCTTCCAGAGAAAATGAATGCTTTGCCAACATAATAATTAACTATACTGGGCTTATTATTATTGTAATATCCTATTTTTTTAATTATTTTACTAAATTCTTGGTCATGGTCATACTTATCTAAACTAGAATCTCCCCATACGCTTATCCCGCTCCCCCCTCTTGGCAATTCTAGTGATAGAGTAAAGGAAATTTTTTCATCATGATTAATATTTTTATATTTTTTTTGAAAAATTTGATCATGTGCATCATCTACAAAATCTGTATGAGTTATTACATCTCCAAGGGAGAGGAGAGAAAACTGTTTTTCACTATCATTAACGAATATGTTAAACCCTGGTACTGCTAAATCATATTCTAACTCAGATGGTCCGACTTCCCTATTTAAAACTTCTAATATTCTTTCAAATTCTTCCTTGAAAGTGCTTAATATAATTTCATTAGTACTAATTGATAATTTATAATAATTATCTAAATTATTACTATCTTGATAGGTGGCAGCACCTAAAGTATATGTAGAACTTGGACCATTGCTACATCTATAAGTCCAATATTCATTCATACTGTCAAGTTTATTAACTATATTTAGGCACTCATCTGGAGTGAAAACATCTATAAGACATGGGTACATATAAAAAGTATATCATTTAGTATTTTGTGCCGGATGTTGGAATCGAACCAACCATGCCTTAGGCGACGGTTTTACAGACCGCTCCCCCACCTTGGGGGCTATCCGGCTTGGCTGGCGTGGTAGGATTCGAACCTACAACCCATCGGTTAACAGCCGATTGCGCTGCCATTGCGCCACACGCCATAAGTGGTGCGGAAGTAATAGGATTCGAACCTATGGATCAGTATTAACCGATCACGGTTTAGCAAACCGTTGCAATAACCACTCTGCCATACTTCCATAAGCGCCCCAGGCAGGATTCGAACCTGCGACCAACGGATTAGAAGTCCGACACTCTATCCTCTGAGTTACTGGGGCCAACTAGAACAACGATAATTGATTATCACATACAATATCTGATGGGTCAAGACTTTTAAGTTCTATCTGCCTCAAAAATCTAGGTAAATCAGTTCTTCCATCTATAGCATTTTTTATTTCATACCTAGACAACATTTCTCCTCTGAATAATAAAATGTCATCTATATATTCTATTTTTTCTATTTCAAAATTTATTTCAAAACTGTCGTAGTCGAATTTTTCATCTTCTTCATTAAGAAGAACTTTTACTGGGTCTGGTGCTAGACCGGATTTAGAATACAATTTAGATAAATGTTGAACTTTTTTAGATTGTGATTTATCTAGGCATATAGTCGTATTCCTACTTATTCTAAACTCTAATAGACTTACTCCAACTAAAGTCATTATGTAATGATCAAATTTATTATTGGCGTACATTCTTTTCCAGAAAGAAAATGTTTGATGTATGTTGAATAATGGTAGTTGATTATTTATCACTCCGGTTCCGCCGCACTTGCCATAATCATGATGAAATTCTGGTGCGCTGAACATTCTTTCCCAGGATGAAAAGTTTTCAGAATAAAAATAATTAGTTTTTGGATGAATAACCATTACTTCTATCCCTGGAGAATGGCACATTCCATCAACTACTTGTTTATCTGAATCGTCCCATATAAAATAATGGGTGTAGTTTTCTTCAACTACTTTACCCGCCTTGTATTTATCAGGTAGGAATTTCATGAGCGAGTGACCAGAATCGAACTGGCGATAACTGCTTGGAAGGCAGATGTGTTACCTCTACACCACACTCGCGAGAGATTAATCTTTTTCTAAAAGATCAATCGCCTCTTTAATTGCCTGATTCCATCCTGCAATAAAAGAACTAATTTCAGCAGATGAAGCAGAACTTTTCATCTTCTTTGCCTTAAGTCTTTCAATAATCTTATCGCGTGTCAATTGTATCCCTTTTCAATAAATGCGCCGTCCCATACGGAGTCTGACTTATTTTCAGAAGCATAAAGCGCACGTTGTTGTGCCTCTGCCTCTGCGCGAGTTGCATGGCAACCCTCAATTTCGTTTGTTCCTTCTTTGACTACTGCATATCCATTGCAATCGCCAAAGTTTCTTTGTACTTTCCAAGGCATAATACCCTCCCGCTCCCCGATCTAGATTCGAACTAAAACTAAATGATCCAAAGTCATTTGTGCTACCATTACACCATCAGGGACTATCTAGTTACCTTCTAATAGTACCAGAAATACTGGTTTTCGGTCAACTATTCCTATAGAACATGCCCAGCACCATTCTGGCGGGGTATGATCACACTTATTTGCTGGTTTTTTTGCCCAATGGGGCCAATCTTCTGGACCCGCTGGAGATCCACAGTATGGACATGTTTCTCCCTGCAATAGCAGCCTACCATCATAGCAGTCGGTACAGAGGCTTTCTAATATTTCTTGCTTTCTCCGCCTTCGATCTTGATAATTAGCCCTTGGAGGGCGCGGAGGAATCGATCCATCTTCATTAGGTATCCTATCACTTTTCCATGCGTTACACTTTTTATGTGCAAGTCTTAAATTAGATACATCTTCTGATCCTCCCGCTGAACGGGGAATCCAATGATCTAATGTTACGTCAGAATTTGCCTTAAAATCCTTTAGGCAGATGGCGCATGTAAATCCATCACGCTCTCTAACAAGTTTTATTTTATCCCTTTTACTAAGCAGAAGATTCTGATTTAGCATTGATAAATTCTCTTTCATCTACAATATCGTATGCATCACGAATGATGCTAACCTCGTACTTGTCAAAGTGGTGCCCACAGAAATACAACTCGCCAGTTACAAACTTAGCGATAACCCACGCCTGAGCGGGACATTTAGGTGCATCACACCTATCGCTTCTGGTAAGAACTCTTACTTCTTCCTGAACTTCAGTTTCCATGGAGTCCTCCATATATTAATTATATCAGTTTGGTTTAAAATGATCGCTAATTTGCTTCATTTGTTTATTTATCTTACTTATTTTTTCCTGTAGAAGTTTATTTTCTAACTCTAGTTTTTTATTTTTATCTTCTAGTTCAATTACTTTATCCTGATACATTTCTATTTTCTGCTCTACATCGCCATTTTTAATATTTGAATTCTTATATTCATTAAATAATGATGTTATATATTTAACATGTTTTACAAGAACAAAAAATAGAAACACCTCTATCGCTAGAGTTATTGCTCCTACTGCAATTATTGTCTGCATGTCGGGATGAAAGGATTTGAACCTTCGGCCCCCTGTTCCCAAAACAGGTGCGCTACCAAACTGCGCCACATCCCGTGGGATTACAGATGGCGACGAATCCTTTTTGCACGAAAGACGCTAGAAACGAATTCAACGCACTCAACGGCAGACTCGCTATAACGGGATATTTGTATGTAACTACACCATCCTAAGATATTGCCATCTGTAATCGTAGGGCGGGTGAGACTTGAACTCACGATCTTCACCTTATAAGAGTGACGCCTTCACCAACTTGGCCACCGCCCCGTAACAACTACTATATTAAATTATTTCCATGCTGTCAATAGCATTTTGTAAAGCGGGTGGGATGATAAGTTCGCTATTTTGTTTCCTACCCATCCTTAATTTTATCTCTTCCTCGCTATCTTGTTCAAGCATATCGTACGAATATACTTCGATTTCTTGTAGCGAATCTCTTCTAGAGCGAGCAATAGCATTATAGACCGCGCCACATACGGCATCAGCCAAGTCCTTGCTGCCCTTTCTAGGGTGGTCAACCTTATCACCGCGTATCCTTAGTTGCAATAATTCATCGATTAATAATTTAAGTTCTGGGCCATAAACTCTTTCTTCTGTTACAAGCAGGGCCATGTCCTCGTAATGTTTCTTCGCCACAGATAGTAATTCAGTATTAATTCCATAATGCTTTAATTGTTGCATCATGTCATGAGAATTCCATCTGTCAAATGTCACCACTCCCAGATTAAATCCTCGCTCGCGCAATTCAATAATGTAATCTTTTACTTCAGATAAATCTACACTAGTAGTAGATGTTGGTTGCCAATATCTTACAGCGTCCACGATAACCCTGGGTGCTGCCTCTGTCATTGTCCCCGCGATCTTCATCTGCACCCAACCCTCAATATGAGCCATTGCCACGGCACAATTATCATGTTTTTGGGCTAAGTCAACATGAACAAAATACTGACGGCCTTCCTCTGGCTTGAACCATTCTGCAAACCTACCACTACTATCTACTGCAAACTTGGGACTGCTGAAAGCCTTTTCGATCTTCTCGCGGGACTTAAAGAATGCATCTGTTGCTTCTGGAGGCATACAGGCAAAGCGCATAAGAGAATCTAATGGATCGTCATAGAAAGCAATGGTGAAGTCTTGAATTTTTCTGGTTGGATTAAATTCCCAGGTAGGTCTTTTCAAGGCAAATATATGTGGTAGAGCGTAGGAAACAATATGATCCTCCTCCCACTCAATGGTAAATTCATTACCATCATGACCATCTGGAAGGTCTGGATCTATTTTAAAACTATGAGATTTAACTACAGTTTCTTTTTCTGCTACCGCATCATTATATTTTTGCTGAATAAAGTCATTCTTAAATCTAGGGAATGAAAGCATGATAACTTTCCCAAAATCCGGGAAGCGTGAGTTAACAGATGCTCTATACATTTTATAAATAGCAGCAGAAGTCTTTGGACTCTGCCTGCCTGTAGTATTCTCTAGTTCAAAACCAGAAATTTCGTCAAGGATAGCAAGCAGGACGTTGTACCCTTCCCAGGATTCTGCCTCTGAATGTCCTGAATGAACAGTTATTTCTTTATCAAATTCAATACTGTTAGCCTTGGGGATATACCTACCCTGAAACCAGGCCGACTTTTCAATGATACGCTTGAACCCTTTAAAGAATACCCTATTTGCCTGAACAGCGTTTATAGCAATGTTAATAATGTCAATTGAATCTCCTGGCGGCTTACCATAATATTTGGCTGGGTCGCTAAGGCACAATAAGAGGTGGACAACATAGGCACACCCTATAGTAGAGATAAAGTCCTTCCCCCCGCCTTTCCCTATCTGAAGAATCACTTCCTTGCATGTCTGGTTCCATCTTTTTATTCCTTCTTCTTCTCCAAGCCACTTAGTTAGGGTGTCTTTATCATAAATTTGCGTCATAGACTTGATGGCTTTGTATTGATATTCTGAAAGAGGAGGCAAGTCTAGGTACTTCTTGTCAGTAACAAACTCCTCTATCGTGGCTGGAGTTTCCTCAAACTTGTCATCGTCAAGTGCTTCTATAAAGTCACTAAAATCAATCAATTGGTTCTACCTTGCCCGTAACCTCTGATAATCTTTTAGCGACCTCCATTTTACAATGACTGCATTCGGATGTTACTTCCTTTAAAATGTTCATAAGGATCTCTTGCTTGCGCTCTGTCTCTAGAAGTTGAGCAGACATTTCATTATTCTCTAGAAGACCAGCCTTCTGGAGCATATCAATTCTTTTTTGTTCAACATCTGCAATCATTTTAAGAGCGGAGGCTTTAGTGTTGTATTGTTGATTGGCATCTGCCTGATCTACTGTTTCCCAGGCGCGTTGGATAATCATAGAATAATGTTGATCAGCGCCAGCGAGGGCTTCCTTGGCACGCTCCCTAATTCTACTATCTCCAGATACCAGTTCTCTCCATGTATCTATGTGTTCTAATACCTGAGATCTTTTTATTCCCAAGAACTTTGATATGTCGGTGGGATTCTTTCCCTTTAATAATTCTTCTACGACAAGATTCATTTGGTCAAAAGAACTAGTAAGTTCAATCTCTGACAAGTTGCTTCTTCCTTCTACTCTTCTTTGCTCTTACTAGTCCGCTCAGTCTATCAATATAGAAAGACCTGTATTCTCCAGTATTAGGATTTCTACAGTCTATCCAAGTAACATCTTTTTCTGAATTATGTGCCATAAGAATAAATGTAAACTCCCCACGAATATGCTTGAACTTAATTCTATCACCAGGCTTAATTACGTCTTTTAAATATTCAACTTCATAATATACATGAATATTATCATTCATGCTGTATGGGATATATTCTCTATTTATTTTTTTCTTAGGCATATGATTACCAATCATTAAAAAAATTATGATGATGAATTTTAGTCCTGCACTTTTGCTTCCATGGACAGTATAGAAATTCTATACTCATAACAGTATCTTTATAATAGTAGGCTACACCATTTGCATATGAACAATAAACACAACCTAATTTATACCAAATTGTAGCCTCTGGCAATTTCATTCTAGAGAAAGGTTTTATATATTTTTTTCTATCCACTCTTGGGATGCCAGATATTTTAAAAATAATAGAATTGCATAAAATAGATATTATATCTAACATAACTATTACTGGTAATGCTAAGTACAACAGCCATGCCGCAATAACTATTCTTGTTTTAGATTCATATTGATCTGGTATGTATATATTTTCAAATTTTCTCATAAAGAGAATCCACCGTTTCTTGTTGGACTCCAAACCATCCCTGGTCTATCTAAATTCCTGAGAAGTTCATATCCACAATCTTGACAACGCTGACTATCTCTATCAGAAATTTTAGAAATTAACTCTAGATCTAAATCGCATACTTTGCAATAATATGTATAAAGTGGCATTCTATCTCCAGTTTTCACTATTCGCTACTTTTAATAATACCAGATAACCTATTAAGTCGTCAATATCATTATCTCCAGGGAACTCCCCGCCATTGGCAAATCTGCTAAGTTTATCATCTATACGAACTTTAATTTGCTCTGTAGGATTTGCTTGTGAAAATATTCTTACTGGGTCAAGCGCGGAGTTTCCATAGGCGCGATTCTTTTTAATAAGTAATTCTTCTATTTCTTTGCAAACTCTAGAGATTTCTTTTTCAGTATTAATGTTTGGCATGTGGTTTACTTTCTCTAAGACTTGAATTAATCCTTACATTAATATTTAATTTATTAAATAAAATCTTCATGAACATACCAGTCTTCCCACGCTGATATCTCTGGATATATTCTTTTATATCCATATGAAGTTAATAATTTATATATTGGTTCTTGCATACTTGAATTATTATGCTCACATGTTATTATGTTAAATCTTGTAGAAAAGTCAAAGGCGGATAGAATATCAAATTCCGAACCCTCAGTATCTATTGATAAATAGTCAACAATACTTGGTGCCCTGTGCTTACTAAGCATGTCTTTCAAAGATACAGTTTCAATTTTATGAACTACATGATCTTCTCTAGTTTTTCCCCAATGATCACTATATGCATAATCTGAAATTGTTGAAAGTGCTGGAAATGATGTTTCATAAAATTCTACAACGTCCCCGCTTTTATTTGATACACACTTATACTCAATACTACAAGACCTGTTTTTAGATATTTCATCAGAGAATATTGGTAATGGCTCTGCTACTATACCAGTCCATCCATAATATTTTTCTAAAAGTAAAGTATTGCTTAATTCTATACCATCCATAGCACCAAACTCTACAAAAAATCCTGGACGATCACCATAATAGTAAGTTACTAATAAATCTTGGTTATTTTGTGAGTAAGATAATCTTCCAGATTGCAGATATTCTTTTAACGATTTCATAATTCAGAGTACATCCTTTTCAGTCCACTAAAAGTACCAGCATCAATATAACTACCAGAACATGGAGCATGGGTAGTTACTACCCCATCTTTTATCCAAGAATTGAACTGGTCACCTATAACATCTTCCTTAGGGTCTAGCAATTCTACAGTTTCATTTAAGTATATCGCTCCCCACATTCTTTCAAACGGGCAACTTGAATCCTTATCGATAATGCTTAATACTTTATCTCCCAATGATTCTATTTGGCCTACTTTACCCTTTAAAAATTCATCACATTCCCATGATGCCAGAACTACTTGAGAATCATTTTCTATCATTCTTCCGTAAAAATTATCCTTGCTTCCTGATATAAAGGTATCTGGCATCCCAATTACAACCTTATCCGATTTATTATCACAAGTTTTTAATATGGCATCAGCCATACTTGATGGCTCAACAATGAATATTTCTACATCAAGGTCGAACCTCTCAACTATTGGTAGCCACATTTCTCTAGTAGAAATTCTAATATCATCGCATACTTCTTTCATTCTATCTACATGCCACTCAAGAAGTGTTTGATTGTCATTTATGGGCAGACAAAATTTTGGTATTCCTCCTAGTCTTGATGCCTTTCCAGAAGCGGGAAGTACTCCTAGTATCATATTTTTTCTGTATTCTGAACTAGGGATGGTTGACTTTCATCAATCCATACTGGCAAATTACATTCTGGGTGTAATGTAAATACATTAAAATTATGCTCATCTGCATGACGGAATATAAACCAATCTGTTGGATAGTCCATTCCATTTTTACAAACGTAGTCATATAATTTTCTAGCCCCAGACTTTGACACAACATAACATAGTGTTGACCAGTCCTGATAAGCCTTAACAACATCTCCAGAATCATTACCATTATACCTATCGTATTGATTAGGATGAACAAAAATACTAAAGATATCCCAGTCTGAAGGAAGTTTTTCCATCATATTAGAAACTCTTTCAATAAAATCATCGCTAACTACCGCGTCGTCCTCAAAAACTAAAATTCTATTCATTGATGAATTGATAAGGTACTTCCAGGCAATAAAATGACTAGCAAAATTACCAATCTCTCCTGCCTTAAATCCTTCCCAAGATATCTTAAAATCTGGGTTGTCTGAAAAAAACTTATCGCGTGATGATTTATCATTGCCATTTAAGCAGGCTAGTCCAAGGTAGTCTCCACCATGCATTATATTGTGAATATTTTGTTTATTTTTAATCCTATCATCATTAATACTAATTAAATGATAGGGCCAGTTGTGTGCGGGTACATATAGTTCATTAATGTCCACACTACCTCCGTCACGACGATGATTTATTAATTTGAATATTCTATCTACTTCTGGTTTAGAAATTCCATTATTTTCATAGAAGTCACTAAAGCATTTTAAAAATTTATTCATTTCTGAAGTGGCTTGTCCGTGATCATAACTACTTCCTACTGGATGCGTAATAACAAATCTCTTATCTCTACAAATATATAAACCCTTAGATATAGCCATTATGTTATACACATAGTCCACTCCCCAGCCAGACTTCATATCAGATAGTTCTACTTCTTGAGATAGATAATCAAAAAAAATAAGCATCTCCTTAGCCAATTCTTTATTAAGAATTGTGAATACTCCATCTGTTTGTGTTGATATAACTAGATTACCATCTAGTTCTTTTATAGAAGTGGAACCCTCTCCCCATGCCTCATGAGTAAAATATGGTGCATAGACCCCAATTTTTTCATTTTTTAATTCTTCCTGGGCAGTTTTTATTACCTCTGCAAAGTCTCCCACCAGATCTCCTGCGATAAAGCAGAATAATTCATCATCAGTATCTGAAAAATCTTTTAGGGCAGCATAAAATTGACGATAATACCAGACATTTCCTATATCCATCCATTTATTATTTAACGATGCATGACTTGAGGAATTAATTATTTTATAATTTAAATTACTAGATTTTAAGTTTTCCTCTATTTTAAGACAATTATCATACACAGAATCCCAACAAACTACATAGGACATTGTATTCATTTAGTCCACCTTCTTTGATTCTTAATCATACCATATTTTTCTAAGTATCTTTGTATGGTCATATGAGAACAACCCGCCTCTTTAGCCATTTGCTGAGTAGTCTTTTTTTCTATAACATATCTTTTTCTAAGCCAATTTATATCTTCATATAGTTTCATTATCTCACCATATTATTAGCAGCATACCATCCAATTCCGCAGGCATCTGCAACATTATCACTTTCAACTACTATTCCCAATTCTTTGCAGAAGTCTATAGTTTTTTGTTTTCTTATTTCTCTGCCTTTGGCTTTATACCAGTTTGCTGTTTTACCTGGGTATTTTTTTTGTATCTCTAACTTCTCAGCCTTAGTAAAGTTTTTGTTTCCTATAAAAGACTGCCACGTTATTGGATGAACCTCAACAACTTTTCTTCCATCATCGATTAATTCACCCATTATAGCACCAAATATGTAGGCCATCTTTAATCCAGTATTTGCACTTCTAACCATTACTGCCGCTTCAATGGCTACAAAGTCCGATGGGAATGTCTTAGCAATTGATCTAACCTTCTTCTTAGCATCAATAATTCTTTCATACACATCCCCGCCGTCAAAGAACACTTCTCCCCATTTTATAGGGTTTTTATTTTCAAATAAGCAGAAGGCTACAGATCTAGTGCTAGCATCTATTCCAAGCACTCTTCTGTCTGGAGACTTGGCTAATTTAGCGAGAGACATTAAATATCCTTAATAAACTATCTCTATTATTTTTATTTTCTTTAGCAACACACTCGCTACATATATCTAATTCATTGTATCTACTAAGTATATTTTTACATCCACGACTTTTACACGTTCTTATCTTTCCAGATAATCTTTCTTTTTCAGCATAATATTTTTCTCTAATTTTTTTATTAGTGGCTTCTCTACAACATTCATCAGAACAATATTTTTGATTATGTGTAGTTTTTGAGAATTTTTTATCGCATCCGTCGTTGGCACAAATCATTTGGGTGGCACCAATACCTTTACTACTTCTTCACCGTCGCCGTATTTATTATTTTTAACAGCCCAACAATGTTTCTTAACAGGGCAATTTGCACATGTGTAAGAAGTTTTAGCGAAACCTCTAGATGGAATAATGTTTTCAGTATACGTCTTATATACTTCTCTCATCCACTCAAAGGTGTCACTAATTATTTTTTCGTTTCGCTCGTTCATGCTAATTGGGATGATACAGATTTCTTGAGTATTCTTATTCTCATACAACAAGAATCCTTCTTTCGCGCCCTCTACCTTCATGTAAGTAAGTATCTGTAGAAGGTGATTAGACGATGGTTTCATAGAAGACTGGCGATGAATAAACTGCTCTTCTTTAGTAGTCTTTATTTCACCAATGATCTCTGTATCATTCCAATCCAGCACAACATCAGCGAATCCTCTAATTGGTGGATCTTCTGAAATAATTTCCCGCTCTGTTTCCTTTAATACGCCAGTCTCTTCAATAATCTTCTGCAATCTTTCATGTGCGTATGTTCCGTTAAGCATATTTGCAATCGCGGTAGCGTCGAACTTTTCATCGAACTCTTCTCCACTAAAAGCAATAAACCAATATCTGGGGCAATTTCCATGTCCATAACCTACTGTACTAGGACTAAATGTTTTTTTCTGAGTGTTCTTTTTACCGCGACGGCGAGCATTATATGCATCATCAATTAATTTAGAAAACTCTCCATAATCAAACCCGTCCACTTTTTTAAACTTAAGACTTTTTACAACATTCTTACTCATAAGCCAAACCTCGCATTGTATTTTAGAGCATCTACTAGTTTATTTACTGCTTCTGCTGTAGTATAATAGACATTCTTTTTCTTAGAGGCTTCCGGCCCCTTCTCAAAAGTGGTGTAGTATCTTGACATTATCTGCAACTTCGCGGCTATTGCCTGAAGTCTTGTAATTATTTCTGGTGCCTTGGCAGCAGGAACATCAGGCTTTGCAATAAGTTTAATTATTAATTCCATAGCCGCATCTAAATCAGGGTCTTTCATAAACTCTGATATTTCATTTAACTCTGTTATTTCACTAATTGTTTCTATCACGTTCATAAGCCTCTACCAATTCTTCTAGAACATCCCATTCTACTACTGCCAGACGAACCTTGGATGCGCCCTCACCAATAATTAACTTTAGCAGAGGGTGCATACTTCTATCTACACGAAATGTATCTGTGCATATCTTTGCCCACATTTCTTTATTAACTGCTACTGACTTAGCAGTCTCTTTATAATCAACTACAAAGTTATGCCACTTTGCATCACCCTTTTGATACTGCCCTCGTCCAGAATTTTTCTGTCCCTTAGCACCATCTCTTTTTATTTCATTAGCCTCAGACATTAAATTTTTACCTTTGATTGATGATTGTTGGAGCATCTATAAGTTAATATCATTTTTTCTTCATCTAACCATCCTACAGAGGCACGCTCTTCGCACTCCTGACAGGAAAGAGATCCATTAACCTCAGTTAGATTTTCTTTTTTTACTGAACCAAGGAAGTCCTCTAACGACTCAGCCATAGATCATCGATTCTAATGTATCTACTACCTCTGGATTTTCCCTGAGATATTGAACAGCCTTAGCCCTACCCTGGAGCCTTTCTCCAAGTACTGTATACCAGGCTCCACCGCGTTCTACTTTACCCATCATTTCGGCTACGTCTAATACTTCTGCTACACGATCTACTCCAACATGAGATCCCTGGTAATAAAAATCATATTGTCCAGAAAGATTTGGGGGGCCAAGTTTATTATAATCAATTATCCAGTTTACTGGACGACCCACTTTTTGCTGTATAAACTTATCTCCTACCTGAACATCATCCTTAATTTGATTAGCCTCTGCCTCTGATGACCATAATTTAATTACAGTACTAGAAAAAAACTTTACAGCCATTCCACCTGTTGGAATATGAGAGGCGTGCATACTTCCAAACTGGTTTCTTTGTTGGCTAATCAATACGAGCAGAGTGTTCTTATTGGCGTAGTTAAGCATCTTAACCGCATGTGTCATATCCTTGGCTTCTGCACCGATCTGCTTGGTATCTTGAAGTTGTTTAAGATCGTCGCCATCTTTGTCAAAGTATATGGCTGGGAGTAGTGCTGAAATAGAATCTACTACAATAATATCTACTCCTGCCTCCATCAATCCTGTCCCAACATCTACCATATCATTGATAGTTTTTGCAGGAGAGTAAATAATATTAGAAGAATCTACACCTAATTTAGATGCCCAGTCTGCTGAATAAGAAGATTCAGAATCAATCCAAGCACAGGTCTTTCCCTCTTTCTGGGCCATTCCAAGCATCTGTAGACAGAAGGATGATTTACCAGCACTTTTATTTCCCCATACTAAGACTTGCCTTCCAAATCCTAGACCGCCCTTTAGTGCTTCATTAAGTCCTATGCTGGGTGTTGGCTGCTTTTGTACGTCTACTTCTGTTGCTAGTTGAATTCTTTGTCTTGTTTTTGGATCTAGTTTCGCCAGAATTTCTTCTGCGACCATCATCATTTAAACTCTTTTCTAATTCTAGAGCGAACTCTTTAAAATCTTTTCT